TTTGCTCTATAAAATTGTCGTATGTTTTTCAATAAGGTTGCTTTATTTACTACAACATCTCTTGGTATATTAACTAAAAATTCTTTAAAAAATTGATCTGTAAATACATCTATACTTTCATCAATATCTTGATATGATTTTAATCTGTGAGAGTCATGCAAGACATTTCTTTGACTTTCCATCCACTCATAATATGCTTTCATAAAAGCAATAAACTTAGGATGATCTTCAGAAACAAAATCTGGAAACTGTGAAGATAATACTGTACTAATGCCGGGAATACTATCCGATCCATAAACATCTGGATCAATTATTCCAGAATCTTCAGATTGTATATATTCTTCTAAAGTTATTGTTTGCATTATGATAATTTAATTTTATTAAGATCTACAACATCAATATTAATATCTGAATCTTCTATTAACAATACTTGATTTCTTAAAACTATAATGTCACTTTCTTTTGGTGTAATAAACAAATCAATATAGTTAATATTATTTGGAATTCTACTAACTAATAAATCAGTTAATATTATTTCACCAGTATTATACGAAACAGAACCAACATTAGTATTAATAATAACTTTTTTATCGCCAGAAAGATAATATAAAAATAGTTTACCAGAACCATTATCTGAAATTCTAACTCTTGTATTTTTATAGAAAAACTCGCTACTATCAATAGAAGAAATGTTATTTTTTGAGTCTCCAGTATCTATTTTATTGTTTAATTTGATAACAATATTATTTTTACTATCTAAACTTGGTATTATTCTATATCTAATAGTAACATCTGTAATATTACTCTCTATTGATTGATCTGTATCATCTACAATTTTTGTCAATTTTGAATGTCTAAAATCAGAATCAAACCCAACTAGTTTTACATCTTTGTATGTTTTGATTGAATTAAAGACATCACTTTTAATATCAGAAATTGTTTTAGAGGTTTTTGTTGAAAAATAATTAACTTTTGTGTTTAAGATTAATCTAATATATTCTGGCTCTACAATAACAACTTCTACTGAAAGAACATTTCTTGGTCTTATATAAGTTTCTATGATATTTTTTTTATCATCTTCATTTAATGAGTATCCAGTAATCGGTTTTATGGAACAAAAAACTTTTCCATATTCAGGTGGATCATTTTCTTCACCGCCCCAAACTCTTAAATCATCTACAATAGCAACATCTCTTTGTATTATTGTTTCATAATCAAATTTTGTCACAGCCCTATTTTGTGTATCATATGATCTTGGTGCTAATAATTTTATAGATTCAACATCTTCAGCTTCTGCAAAACCTTTTGCACTATCAATAGTTTCAACTTTTACAGACAATGTATTTGATAAAAGAGGACTAGTTGCACTTGCAATTTTAAATTTGCTTGCGCCTACAGCACCATTACCAGTAGATACTAAATATTCAATTAAAATTATATTTCCATTTTCAACATCTTTGCCCAAAATATCATCACCAAAAGTTATTTCATATTTTGATTCATCATATTGATTTAAAAAATAAATTGCATCATCTGGCTTTAGCAAGTTTATATCATCAGATTTTTTAAGAACTACTTTTCCAGTGTTAGTTGAAGATGTTTGAACACTAACTTTTAGTGTGGATAAATCAACATTATCATTTGGTATAATGTATCTTTGTTTTATTGGTAGTGTTTTATCTACCGTCCAAGAATATGTTAATCTTTTACCTTCCAATAGTTCTAAATTTTTTGCAGTATAAACCGTAGAAGATTCTCTCTGTAAATAAACAGAATCTTTTGGATAAAAAATATATCGAGTATCATTAACATTTGTTTGAAATTCTACAGAATTTGCTAACAATAAATCATCAGGAACTAAATCTTCAGATGTGTATGTTATAGTAAGATTTACTTTTGCAGAAAGAGTCTTAATTGATCTTGGAGTATAACCTAAATGCTTTGCTCTTGATACTACACTAGACTTTAGTGAAGCACTATCTAGAAACATTTCATTAGCAACCATATTTAAATAGAAACCATTATATCCAGTATTATATGCAAGAACATCTAACAATACTGACATAGAAGATCCATCAAAATCATAATCTTTGAATTGATCTTGATTCTTTAAGAAATTTTTTAGATTATCTTTTATTTTCTTAAAATCTAATTCTGTATATTTTATATTACTCATATTATCTCAATCTTTCTAAAAAGAAATTAGCAGTTGTAACTTCAGATAAATTATCAATAGCAAAAACTAAGTGAACATTATATCCATCTTCGGTTGATGGAATTGATACTTGTAAATTTACAATAGAAACTCTAGGTTCGTATAAACGAATTATATCAGATATTAGTAATTGAATACTTAATTGAGTCATTGGTGAAATAGGCTCAAATAATAATTGCTTCAAATTTGCTCCCAGATCTGGTTGAAATAATCTTTCATATGTTCCAGTGAGCATTAAATTTCTTAATGATCTTTTTACTGACTCAGAATCTTTCAATGGAACTATATCTCCAGAAACTGGATGTGGCATAAAATCAAAATTTAAATCTGAAAACTTTTTTGATACTCTTGACATTATTTTATAGTAATATGATAAAAATAAATATAACTTTACTATTTATCACGTTTTTATAAAGCATTGTTATTATTATTGCTTGTGTTACTATCAGTCTCTTCCTTTTTTATAGTCCTCAAATCAAAATTTACTCTATCATCATAAGTTATTGTACATTGGTGTCTTTCTGCACTATCGAGTATTAAGTTGGTCGGCCCACCCTTTACAATCCAAAATAATTGTTTTGGATAGTCTTTTCCAGCTTTATCCCATCTATTCAACCACCTAACACCATCTTCAAATTGGTCAATTTTATTTGGAGTATCAATTAATTTGCCAACTACATGTACAGGTCTAACTACTTCCCATTCTGTTATTTCACCACTTGGATGTTGATATTTAATTTTAACAGCTTCTAATCTTCCAGTTGGTAATGCTTCTCTTAGTTCATGTTCTTGGCCTGCGGCACTCAATGTTACTAATTTTTGATCACTTTCTGATATTGGCTTCCAAACATCACCAGTTACACCCCTCGGTAATAAAAATCCATATTTTGTAGATCCATCAGATGGTTTTGCGTCATCATCGTACCAATCATCTTTAAATGCTTCATTAATCAGTGGTATTGCAGGTGTTGGTGCTCCCCATGCAGGTGCTGGCAACTGCGATCCAATACATGTTCCAACATGGTGTATGCTTGCACCTTCTAAAGTAACTTTAGGTGCAACCAATGAGATTTCTGCTGGAGAAGTTAATTGAATAGATCCTGCTACCGATCCAATAGCAATATCTCTAGCTGCCATAATATGCAAGACACCTTCTTTAATAAAAACATATGTATCATCTGAAATATGAGTTTTAGATCCACCCTCTACTACCGTATTTTCATCTCCAGAAACTCTAGTATTTTTATCACCCCCAACTAGTGCATTAAGATTCCCACCAGATTGTCTATTAATATCACTACCAGCTTTGTGATTAATAACAGTACCAGCTTTTACTCTAAATGCTTCTCCAGCATCAAAATTAATACTCTTTAATGTACTGTTATAAAACTCTTCGTAAATAAAATTGTATTGAGATTTTTTTATCTTGTTTACTTCCAATCCATCTGGATGTATTTCTGTAAAGGTTCCACTTCTATGATACCAATGCATTCTTTCTTTTGATGGACTATCATCTACTTCTATAACGTGACCAGATTCACTTTCATATACATGATTATATGGATACTTAGCATCATATGGAGTAGCAGGCTCTTGGAATGGTGCTGAATCTGCGGAAGAATCTCCACCCACGCCAGATCCATCATATCCACCACCTTCACCTGCACCAAGATCTCCTTGTTTAAAAGCTACTATTGTTTTTTCTATATTTTCATTTCTAGATAATCTAGATGTAGATGGCTCCATCAATCTATCTTCTAATGGGTATCTAGAAATTGCAGATGTTCCAGCTATTGCAACTTGACCAGAAAAAAACTCATTTTCGTTACTGGGAATTCCGTCGTTATTTAGATCCAACATTTGATTGGAATCTTTTTCATCATAAACACCATCTTGATTTAGATCAAACTTATATGAATCAGCACTATAATCTTTAGTGAGTTGACCGAACGCAACAGTTTGTCCTGGCAGTTTATCGGGATCACCAAATCTACCTCCAGTTTTTTGTACCGTTTCTCCTGTTTCTGTATTTACTTCAACTGCATTTACAGGAATCATTTCTGGAGGTCTTGGTACAGAACCTGCAACTAACTCTTCATCTGGTGTTGGATCATAGAACCCAATTTCAGGATCTGCGGCATCTTCATCTATGCCAGGAATGTAGCCCACAACAATAGGCTTTTGTGCTTCTTCACCATCAAGAAAAAATCCCCAACACCAATCACCCTCTTTCAACCCAACTGGACTTCTTCCATTGTCAGCAGGAAGGCTTATCATAGCCCACGGTAAATCTACAGTTGGTAACTCTTCTTTGTTTTCGGTATGCCAGCCAAATATACGAACACGAACCCTACCTAAAAAGATGGGATCTTTTCTGTCTTCTACGACACCCTTCCACCAAATAAACTTATCTTTACCTAGAAATGCTTTATCCATAAACTATTATCTACAATCACTGATATATGAACATATTTATAGTGATTATAAAATTTAGTATTTTTACTCAACCAACACCAATAAGTAGTGATATTGAATTTATAAGCAATCTTGATATGAATGATTTTCTGCTAACTCATTCATATCATTTTCTATTGCCAAAAATATTTTTTGATACAAATCTCTAATTGCTTTAGCTCTTTTTGCCATATCTAAGATTCTTTGTTCTTTTTTATTTCTGAATGCGACAAGAACATCATCTTCGTCTATATGAAATCCTATTTTATTATATACCATATCTAATAAATTTCTATCTCCATTTTGTGCAGACATCTTCATTGAAGTGTCTTCTGGAAATAATTTATTTACCATTTTAATTATGCTATAGTCATATTTAATTTTCATACGTTTCTCCATCATTATTAATTATCAAACCAACAAACAAATCTCGTTAAAAATGAAGAATTTAATTCCAATGCTTGCATCATTTTTATTGTGGAAAATAAATATGTATGCTCATCTTCATTAAAATTATAATTCATTAATTCTCTGGAATTTTTAGATTCAATAAAATCAATTAAATTTTGTCGAGGATCATATTTCAAAGTGGTTATCAAATGTTCTTTTCGTATTTCCATTATTTGTTCTAAATTTAAAATTGTTTCCCCAAAAGTTCCAAAAAGTCTACCACGATCATCATCAACCATTATTAATGATTTATTTTCAACAAGTTTATCTGCATGACTTTTAGTTATAATTTTACCAGAACTCATTGTGTGTTTTAAGAATTCAGCTTGATTGTCTGGAATTATTTTTACATAAAACTCAGATTCGACCTCATATGATAATCTTGGTGATATGTTTTTAAAGCCAGTAGGTCTATATAAAGGAGAATGAGCACCTCTTCCGACATCAGATATTAGAGAAAATAAATCATAATTTCTGCCGAAGTTTAAATCTTTACAAAAGCATGAGGCTATATTACTAGTTGTCCAGTATTTTGATTTTGGTATATTTTCCTTTTCATAAAACTCTACATAAACATGTATATCAGTTCCCATAATATATACCAATTCAAAATTTAATAATATAAAACCACAATTTTTTTATCTTCCATACCTCTGATCCTCTTCATCTTGATCTTTTATTAAAGAATCCATTTTGCTTTTATTTTTCTTAAACCAATCTATAAGTTTATTGGTAGCATCATCTATAGATTTTTTAGAATTTATTTTTCTAAAATTAATTCCAGCTTTTCTTTGCTTAAAATGACCTGTCAAAAATTCCCAACTAACTTGAGATAAATCTACATCTTTACCAAAATTGCTACTTAAATGCATCATAATTTTCATATGCACTGGTGAATTATCTGGAATTTTATTTGCAGGCTTATCGTGATGTAACATTAGTAAAATGGTACTTCCTAGATTTTTTTGATACCTAGCTTGAACTACATATCTATTACCAAGCAAACGACCTAAGTCTTTTTCCAATTTTTTAACGGCAAGTTCAGCTTCTTTTGATACAGACTCTGCTTTTACTGCAACTTGCTCGTTAATTGCTATACCCTGCTTATGTGCTAAATATTTTAGAAATTGTTTAGTGTCCACTTTTAATGCCTTATAACTTAACTATTTTCTATATTTATATTATACCATCTATGCTACTATAAAGTCAATAGTAAAGTGAATTGATAACATATTATAATTGCTATTATTTATTTTTTTCTTCTTTTCCAAAAGTATCTAAGATATGTTCTGA